AAAATAGTAAAGTTAAGAGACTATCCCTTTATGGGAGTACAATGGAGAATAAACTACCATTGGAAGTGCTAAACATCCTTAAATGGATGATGATATAGTCCATACACATAGAAATATGTGAATAATATGATGGAGAACCAAGAAAAAAGTTACAATCATTAATAAACGAATTATTAGATAAAATAAAAAATACAGGGTATGGATATTATTTTATAGGTCATAATAAAACAAAAACTGTTAAATCAAAGTTAGATGAAGAGGATTATACCGTTGTAACTTCCAACTTATCTACTGATTATTTTAATACTATTGCTTATAAATGCCCTATAATATGTAATATTGTATCTGAAGCAGAAACAAGTAAAGGTGGTGCTTTAATTAATAAAACAAGATTTATGCATTTTAGAGATGATACTTATATAGAAGCAGGTTCAAGATTTTCTGAACTTCCTATTAGAGTTCCATATGGTGCTGAAGAATACATAAAAGCTATTAAAGATGGGATAAAAGCAACAATTGAAAAAGAGAAAAAGGAAGGGTCTGACGTAAAACCTATACCTAAGCCATCGAAACCGAAAGCATCAAAAACTGAAGAGCCAAAAGAGAAAACATCAAAACCAAAAGTACCAAAAGTAGAAGAGCCTAAAGAAGAAAGTAGCGAAGAATTATATAAAAATATAAAGAGGAAATATAAAGAATTGACCAAAGGTGGTAAAGATACCAAAGAATTATTAGAAATAATGAAAAATAATGGCACAAATGCACCAAGCAAAACTACTGATGTGACAACTCTTAAAAAGGTTTTAAAAGCACTTAAAGAAGTAAAGTGATATGAAATGTGGATATAATAATTGTAAATTTAATGGCAATGTCGAAAAAGATATTGCCATTAAGTTTAAAAAACGTTATTATCATAAGGAGTGTTATAATAAGAAAACTAAGAAAAGACAAATATATGAAGTATTAAAAAATCAAAAATTTGCATCTAAGACAATAAATTTTGCACTCAAACAAATGGTAGATGATGATAATATGGATGTCGATTTTTTATTATTTGTCACTAATTATGTAATAGATAATAAAGAAGAATTAAATAATCCTTTTGGTATTAAATATTATTCTCAAAATTATAAGATAATAGATAAATACAAAAAAAAGAAACGAATGCAAATATTAAAAGAGTTAAATGATAAAAAAAGAGATATAGAATTCGCAGAAGACACAGACTTTGAACACACAAAGATAACTCCAAAATATTTAAAAATAGATAGATAGGTGAAAATATGACAAAAAAACAGTATACAGAGGGTGATATATTTAAAAATGTGAGTGATGATGATAAAAATAAACCAATTATATCATATGATTTACCACATGATGACACTAGCGAGAATGGTGTTATTGGAAGTATATTTTTAAAACCATCACTTATCGGTCATTCGGAAAATTTAAAACCTAAAATGTTTTTTAATGAAGAATTATCAATTTTATATGATATAGCATTTGATTTATTTAATGTTGATGGTGTAAATGAGATAGATGACTATACGGTGATTTCAAAATTAGAATCAAGCAACAAGTATAAAAAAATGACTAGAAAACATTCGACAAAAGAATTAAGAGAAATATTTAAAAAACTTAGATATGTTGGAACTACAGATTTAAACGAATATATTCGCAGATGTGGCAATGTTATGAATATGGATTTTAGAAGAACCAGTCATATAAAATTAAAGAATTTATCAAAAGATGTTCTGTATAATCTTGAAGATGGAATGAATATTATAAATTTAAAAATACAAGATGATATAATGAAATTATCAGAAGAATATTTAATGGAAAATAGTGTTAAAACAATAGATGAAGTTATAGATGTTGCGTTTGATGAAATAAAAAATAGAAGTGAGAATAGTGACACTATTGGTTTCCCTAGCAAATTTGACACCATAAATACATTTTTCAAATATGAAAGAACTGAACTAATCATAATTGGAGGCAGAGCCAAAAGTGGCAAGAGTATGTTTTTTTTAAATGAAATAGTTCATAAATTAGAAAAGGGTGTTCCTTGTGCTATATTTGATACAGAAATGCAAACTAGACAATTTTTAGAAAGATTTCTATCTCTTTATACTGGAATATCTGTTACAAATATAAAAAACAAAAGATATAATGATAAGGAATTTGAAAAGTTAGTAGAGGCTAAAGAATGGTTAAAATCAAAGCCATTTGCACATATATATGACCCCGAATGGACACAAGAAAAAATATTGACCACAACTAAAATACTTCAAAGAAAAATAGGTTTAGACTTTTTAGTTTATGATTATATAAAAACTTCATCAGCAGCAAATTTAAAAATACAAGAGCATAATTATTTAGGCGACATGACTAATTTTTTAAAAAATAATATAGCAGGAAAGTTAAATATTGCAGTATTAGCAGGGGCTCAAATGTCACCGAAGGAAATAAGACTTGCGGATTCTGACAAATTAAATAGGTATGCATCTGTTGTGGCTTACTGGATGAAAAAAACAATAGAGGAAAGACAGAGCGATAATAGTGATGGAACACATAAAATATTTATTGAATTTAATAGACTAGGAGGTCAATTCGAAGAGTATCAATATATAGATATGCATTTTGATGGCGACCATGCTAAAATAAAACAAATGAAAAGTGGACTAAGAGAATTTAATCCATTTTAAATAAGGGAGGAGGAGGATTTGGATATAAAAGAGCTGAAAAGGTATTTATACAAAAATCCTTCTCTTGTTGTATCTTTGTTAGAAAAACTAGAATGTAAACGTGTTAAATTATATGAAAACAAAAGAGTTCAATGTGGATTACCAGATGGAGATAATTTAACAAGTGTTCAAGTTTTATTAACAAATGAACATTTGAATACTATTGTCCATACTCGTGGAGATTATGATGGTGGAGATATATTTAGTTTTATAGAATATATTTTAAAATGTAATTTTAAACAATCAATAAATTGGGTTTCGGGTCAATTAAATATTGCATATGTTGATTTAAAAGAATATAAAAAACCTAATTTTTTAAATATATTAGATAGGTTTTCAACAGGGTTTGAAGAATTGTATACGAACAATCCCATAAGAGAAGAAGTGCTAAATAGTTTTATAAATATGCCACATAAGTTATTTTCCGAAGATGGTATATCACTTAAAATACAGGTGGAAATGGGTATCTCGTATGATACAAATGATAGTCGAATATTGATACCTATAAGAGACACAGAGGGCAATTTGATTACTTTGAAGGGCAGAACAACTATAGACACCTATAAAGAAGATGAAATCCCTAAATATCTCTCATATTTCGATTATAATGCTGTAAATATACTATATGGATATTATGAAAACTATTTTAACATAATAGAAAAAAACGAAATTGTAATTGTCGAATCAGAAAAATCTGTTTTACAAGCCATGAGTATGGGTATAAACAATGTTGTAGCTTTGTCAAAACATATTATTTCTGATAAACAGTTAGAAATAATATTAAAAACTCAATGTGATGTCGTGTTGGCATTGGATAAAGGTATAGATAGAAAATATTGTTTAAAAGAATTGGATAAATTTGATAATTTTTGTACAAAATATTTGATTTATGATAATGAAAATATATTAAAAGATAAAGATAGTCCTTTTGATAAAGGATTAAATATTTGGGAAAAATTATATAATCAAAAGGAGTTGATTTTATGAAAATAGATATAGACGAACTTTACAAAGTTAAAGGTATCGGAAAGAAAACTATTGAACGGATAGAAGAACATTTAGCACATAATAAAACGGAAGAAATAAAAGAAGATAAAGAAACAGATAAAACAATACAAGAGCAATATCAAGAAAAAGTAGACAACATGACATGGTCATTTAGTAGACTTAATTCTTGGGATAGTGGTTGTAAATATTGTTGGTTTGAAAATTATATAAATAGGAATAAAGATTCTGATGACAATGCTTTTGCTAGATATGGAAGTATTATGCATGAAATAATAGAAAAGGCAATGAAAAATGATATAGTTCCGTGGGATTTGATTAATGTATTTGAAGAAAGATTTATAAATGAAGTTAAAGATTTTCCACATAATAAGTATGTAGATTTAAGAGAAAATTATTATAATCAAGGTGTTGCATATTTAGAGAAATTTGACTTTTTTGATAATTATGAAGTATTAGAAATTGAACCAAAAGTAGAAACTAAAATAGGTGATTATGATTTTATAGGCTATATTGACTTATTAGTTAAAAATAAAAATAACGATTCTCTGATTTTGATAGACCATAAAAGCAAAAGTGGATTTAAGAGTAAAGACGAACTAACGAGATATACTCGACAGTTGTATTTATATTCTAAATGGGTAAAAGAAAAGTATGGCAAATATCCGATGGCTATGCAATTTAATTTATTTAGGAAACAAGATAAGCAAATAATAATTTTTAAAGAAAAGAATTATATAGAGGCACAAAAATGGGCTCTCGATACTATAAAAGATATAAGAAATGCAAAAGAGTTTCCAGTATCATCAGACGATTTCTTCGCAGATAATTTATGTAATTTTAGAAGTCATGAAGAGCATGTAAAGGGGAAAATTTATACATTAGAAGATTTATGGAGGTGATGAATCTCAATGAGATACAATAATTATCACAAACATACAACTCATAGTTCAATATTTACACCAGATTCACACATTCACATAGAAAATTATATGGAAAGAGCAAAAGAACTAAACCACAATACTTATTTTACAACAGAGCATGGATTTGGTGGTGATATATTAAAGGCTCTTGAATTAAAAGAACAATATAATTTAAAAATCTGTTTTGCAATGGAAGGATATATAGTTCCTAACCCATTAGAAAAAGATAGGTCAAATTATCATATAATATTAATAGCACGAACAGATATTGCGAGAAAGAAATTGAATAAAATAAGTTCAAGGGCAAATAAAGAAGGATATTATTATAAGCCCAGAATATTTATAGATGACTTATTAGGTCTTAACAAAGATGATATATATATAACCACTGCTTGTGTAGGCGGATTGTTTAAAGATGAAATATCATTTGAAAAAATATTTAAACCACTCGTAAATCATTTTGGTGATTCTGTTTTTGTAGAAGTACAATCTCACAATGAACAAATTCAAAAAAATATTAATAAGAAGGCATTAGATGTAGCAAATGAATTTAACTTAAAGATAATACATGGCAATGATAGTCATTATATATATCCCGAACAAGGTGCTGAAAGATTAGAATATCTTAAAGGTAAAAATATGTCATATGATGATGAAGATAGTTTTATATTAGATTATCCTTCATATGATGTGATATTACAAAGATATAAAAAGCAAGGTATTTTATCTGACGAACAAGCAAAATTAGCATTAGAGAATACATTGATATTAGATAGTTGTGAAGAAATAATTGTAGATAAATCAGTAAAAATGCCTTCTATTTATCCTACACTTACAATTGACCAAAGATATGAAAAATTAAGAAGATTAGTATATGATAAATGGCTTATAGAAAAAGAAAGGATACCAGAAGAAAAACACGAAGAATATATAAATGCCATAAGTTTTGAAATGAACATAATAAAAGAGACAAATGAGGAAGTTCATACGGCAGACTATTTCTTATTAAATGCTGAAATTGTTCGCATAGCAAAAGAAAAATATGGTGGCATATTAACAAAAACTGGAAGGGGTAGTGGGGTTAGTTTTTATATAAATAGATTATTAGGATTTACTGGTATAGATAGATTAGCATTAGATGTTCCTATTTATCCTACAAGATTTATCAGTAAATCAAGATTGTTAGAAACAAAATCACTACCAGATTTTGATTTCAATACAGCAGACCCAGAGCCTTTTATAAAAGCTACTAAAGATTTATTAGGTGAAAATGGGTGTTACTGGATGTTAGCCTATGGTACTATGAAAGAAAGCGAAGCATTTAGAAACACATGTAGAAATATGGAATTAGAATATGATGAATATAATTTTATTGCTAAAAATATAGAAGAATATAGAAATGATGATAAGTGGGGAAAAATAATAAAACATTCTCAGAAATTTATTGGTTCTGTTGTTAGTGTTTCACCAAATCCTTGTGCAAATATAATAATGGATAAAAATATAGAGGAAGAATTAGGCATCATAAAAATTGGTGATAAATTTTGTGTTCCAATAACATCAGCGGAGGCAGATGATTGGAAGTTTCTCAAAAATGATTATTTGACAGTAAAAGTAGTAAGTATTATATCTGATACATTTAAATTAGTGGGCAAAGATGTTATTGATGTTCCAGAATTAATAGATAATTTAAATGATGAAATTTTTAAATTATATGCAGATGGTATTACTGCCACTCTCAATCAAGCAGATTCTGACTTTGCAACCAATATAGTAAAAAAATATAAACCTAAAAACTATTCAGAGGTATCAGCATTCGTTGCATCAATTAGACCTGGATTCTCTTCTTTATTAAATACCTTTGTAGAAAGAAAAGAATATACAAGTGGTGTCAAAGCATTGGATAAACTTTTAGAAAATACAAATCATTTTATGATGTATCAAGAAAATGTTATGCAATTTTTAGTATGGTTAGGAGTAAACGAAGATGAAACTTATGGCATAGTTAAAAAAATTGCTAAGAAAAAATTTAAAGAAGAAGAATTAATAGAATTAAAAAGTAAATTACAATTTCAATGGGATATTAAAGTAGAAACAAATGAAGGTTTTGACCAAGCATGGCAAATCGTAGAAGATAATTCTAGATATTCTTTTAATGCTTCTCATTCAATTTCAGTCGCATTAGATAGTTTGTATGGTGCATATCTAAAAATAAACTATCCTTTAGAATACTATAAAGTTATATTAGAACAATATCAAAAAGACATAAAGGAAACTAATAAAATAGTAAAAGAATTGGGATATTTCAATATGTCTTTAAAATCAGCTCAATTTAGAAATTCTAATAGCACTTACAATATTGATTACGAAAATAATATTATATATAAATCAATATCTTCTATCAAACATTTAAATGCAACAGTATCAGATGAATTATATAAACTCAAAGACAAAGAGTATAAAAACTTCATAGAACTATTAAAAGACTTAAATAATACTTCGTTAAATTCTAGGCAACTTGATATACTTATACAACTAAATTTCTTTGAAGAATTTGGCAAATCACAAAAATTATTAGACTTTGTTCCTTATTATAGTTATATAGGCAATGCTAAAATCATTAGTAAAAATAAAATACCCGAACTTGATAAACATGACTTAAACCTTGAGAATATTATAAAAGCTGTATCGAGAGAGACAAGTTCACAATACAGAGACATAAATAAGGAAAGTATTTTACAACAGATATGGGATAGTATACCTAATAATAATATATCGTTAATAGAAATGATAAAAGCACAAAAAGATTATTTAGGGTATACAAATATTCAAATTGATACTGATAAAAATAATTGTATCATTTTAGATATAAATACTAAATATAAACCAAGATTGTCTTTAATGTCTTTATCAACTGGTAAGAAAATAACTGCTAAAACAACAAAGGCATTGGTTGCTAATTTAAATGAAAATGATTTAATACATGTATTAAAATGGGGCAGACAACCTGCGTGGATAAAAGATGAAAATGATAAATGGATTAGAGATAAAACTAGAATGGAATGGCATTTAAAGAATTATGAAAAAATATTGGAGATAGATTTGTGAAAATAGATATAGACGATTTATATAAAGTTAAAGGAATTGAGAGTAAGACCGAAAAATGGAAAATTATTGAAATGTCTAAGGGATGGGGTTTATTCATTTATAATCCCACCATAGACAGATACGAGTATTATTCAGGACAATATGAAACTAAGGAAAAATGTTTACATCAAATCAAACTATATGAAGGAAGGAAACATGAGTAAAAAAAGGTTTATTGTTTTAATATAGCAAAAAATAGGATAGGTGATGTAATATTATGAAAGATTTAATAAAACAAAATGTTCAAGTACCAACGAGTGAAGAGCAAGCAATACAATTATTATCTTTATTATCAGAAATTATAAAATATGAAGAGCAAATGAAAAAAGCAAAAAAAGCATTAAGTAAAAAATATAACGAAGTAGAAAAAAAGATAAGAATATATTATGAAGCACAACTTGCGATTGATAAGGATTATACACTTGAATCGGATTTCGGCAGACTAAGTAAATCAAATAAAAAAAAATGGGTATACGAAGATGAAAAATCTATTATTAACCAATTAGAAGCCTTGTATCCAGAACTTGTCAAGACTACTAAAAGTATTGACAAGGTTAAATTTAAAGAACAAGTTATGGTATCTGACGATGGAACCATTTTAATGGAAACAGATGGTGGTATTGAAGTTATAAATAATGTTACTGCTAAAAAAGAAGAAAGTATTTCAATAAAGCCAAAATAATACTTGACAAATGTTGTGGTTAGTGATATAATAGATATACAAGCATTGATAGAGATTTCAGAAAATTGGTATTATGACTTGACGAGAGTAGGTTCAAATCCTATCCATGAAAATGAGATTAAAACTTGGTATGGGTTCGGTCGGTAGTGGGTTCAAATCCCATCATATCAATGTTTGTATATTATAAAATGTAGATATAATAATAGGAGTGATATTAATTAAATATAATCCAAATAAAATAAAATTAGATAAATATTATACATCAAAAAAATTAGCTAAATATTGTATAAATAAAACATATGAAATAATAGGAGAAACTAACATATCAGAAGTTATTGAACCAAGTGCGGGTAATGGAAGTTTTAATTTGCAAGTTCCTTCAATATGTTGGGCTTATGATATAGAACCAGAACATAAAAGTATTATAAAACAAGATTATTTAGAATTAAATATAGATTATTTATGGGGAAGATTAGTTATAGGGAATCCTCCATATGGAAGGTGTATGAATTTAGCTCAAAAATTTTTTAAAAAAAGTATTGAAATTGGTGATTATATAGCATTTATATTACCGATTAGTCAATTAAATAATGTAAATAGTTTATATGAATTTAATTTGATTTATAGCGAAGATTTAGGTGAGCGAATTTATACAGATAGAAAATTACATTGTTGTTTTAATATTTATAAAAGACCTGAAAACAAAGAATTAAATAAAAAGCCTATTAATAAATTAAAAGATATAAAAATCACAAGGCAAGATAGTAAAAATTATGATAAAGCATTATTTGATATTAGAATGTGTTATTGGGGCGATGGAACAGCAGGTAAAATATTAAAAGAAAATGAAAATTATTCAGGTGAGTATAAAATTAAAATTATGAATAAAGAGAAACACCAAGAAATATATAATTTTATAACAACATTTGATTGGAATAAACATTTTAATAATATTGCAATGAAAAGAATCAAACAATGGCAAATAATTGATGTTTTATTAAAAAATATAAAAAATATAAAATAAATTGTAAGTTTAATTTAAAATATTAGTTAAATATGATATTATTTATTAGGAGGTAGTACAAAATGTGTGTCGAAGAATCTAGTAAAGAAAGAGCCGTACGAATATTAACCAAATATATTAAAGAGTTAAAAGGGATGACAAAAGAAGAATTTGATAAAAAAATTAATGAGATAGGAAAATATAAAAATATAAAATAAAATAGAGATTTTAATTGAAAGGGGGAATAGTTATTATGACATTAATTAGAGCTGAAAAGTATATGTTAAACAGATTATATAATGTTGAATATAAATTAGAAAATGAAACAATAGAAACTTTTTCAAATATACTAACCAATGTAGACGAGAAATATTTTTGGTTTTATAGTGAAGAATATGGACTAGATATTATTAAACAAAATAGAATTGAAACTATGGTATGTCAAAAGAATTAGGAGGTAGATTTATGGACTTTTTAAAACAAATAGTTATTCATCAAAGCTACGTTCCACGAACTTGTTTAATGGAGGGGAGACTTGCGTGGTTGATTGTAAAAGATGGAAAAGACCCTTGTGCCGAATGTAATGAAGATAGAGACAAATGTGAAGGTAGACCAAAAGTGAAATAGAAAGGAATGATTAAATGAAAATTGAAAAACGTAATGGAGAATTGTGTGAATTTGATTCAAATAAGATAAAAACAGCAATTATACAAGCTATGTATGATGCCGACGAAGTTGACAAAAATGTTGCAGAAGAAATATCATCAGATATAGAATCTGTGGTTAGTAGTGCCGATGATATTATTAACGTTGATGAAATACAAGACTTGGTAGAAGAAGAATTAATGGCAACAGATTTTAAAAAAACTGCCAAAGCATATATAATATATAGACATAATAAAGACATCAACAGAAATATGGTTGAAAAAGAGTATTCTCTACTCTCTAAGGAGTTTTTAAGTGACTATAAGCATAGACCTGACCCATTCCCTACTGATTTAGGACACTTTGTTTATCTTAGAACATATTCCAGATGGTTACCCAACGAAAATAGAAGAGAAAGATGGTGGGAGACAGTTGCAAGAGTTGTTGATTATAATTGTAGCTTAGCACCAACGACAAAACTGGAAGCAGAAAAAATATATGATAATATATTCAATTTAAAACAATTTACATCAGGTAGGTCATTATGGTTAGGCGGTAGTCAAGCATCTAAAGATTATCCTATGGCAAACTTTAATTGTTTTAGTAGAAATACCGAATTTATAACAGATAAAGGAGTAGTATCTTTTAACGACTTTGAAGATGGGGATGTTGCAAAAGTATTGTCTGAAACTGGTGGATGGAGAGAAGCTAGGATAACAAATTTTGGTAAAGCGGAATTAATTAAATTACATTTAAAAAAAGGAAAAGCAACAAAAATAATAGAAACTACAAATAATCATAGATGGTTTGTAGAAAAACCCAACGATAAAAGAAAATTTTTTACAAAAGAAACGCATGAGCTTTTAAAAGGAGATAAACTACGAGAGAAAAAAAGATACGAACGTCAAGATATAATACCTTGTTCCGTAGGAATTCAACATGGAATAGTTTATGGCGACGGAACATACGATAAATTTAAAAATCATTGTAAAATTGCACTTGTTGGAGAAAAACAAGAATTATTAAAATATTTTACCACAGGTAGTACATCAACAATAGGAGGACTCAATCAAACATTGGTTTATGGATTGCCTTCTACATGGAAAACCTTGCCTAATATGAATATGAACATAGAATATTTATATGGGTTTTTAATAGGGCTGTTTGCGACAGATGGAAGTAATTCAAATAATGTCCATACAATTAGTAGCTCTAATAAAGAAACTTTATTGAGGGTTCGAGATATTTGTGCGATTGCTGGACTTAAATATGGTGATACAAGAATCTCAAGAGAAGATAGTCCTTTTACAGGAGAATATGCACCATGTTATAGCATTAATTTATCTTCAGAAACAATAACGAGAAATTTTTTATTACGTTCTAAACATAAAAATAATTTTAAAAAAAATAATAAAAAAATATTTTGGTCTGTAGAAAAAATTGAAACACAGAGTAGAATAGATGACGTTTGGTGTGTAGAAGAGCCAGATACGAATTCTTTTACTTTGGATAAAAATATACTTACCTCTAATTGTAGTTTTTTAGTAATAGACAATATCGAAGCTTATCATGATTTGTTTTATTTATTATTGATAGGTGCTGGTGTAGGAGTTAGAGTTTTACCAAAAGACGTAAATCAATTACCAAAATTTAGGACAGATTTAAATATTATACATGAATATTATAATCCAATACCTAAAAATGAAAGACAAGAATACACAAGTTTAAATTTTAGAAATAAAAATATTGTTGAAATAATAATTTCAGACTCTAAAGAAGCGTGGACAAGTGGTTTAAAATATTATTTAGAATTATTAACTGATAAAAAGTTTAAAAAAATAAATACCATAGTAATAAATTATGATAACATAAGACCAAAAGGAGAAAAATTAAAAACTTTTGGTGGTCATGCAAGCGGATTTCAAAGTATCAAAATAATGCTTGAAAAAATTGATAAAATAATAAATAAAAACATTAATATAAACAATAAAATGAAAACATTAAAGCCTATAGATTGTGCTGATATAGCTAACATAATTGGTGAAAATGTTGTATCTGGTGGAGTTCGTCGTACAAGTGAAGTTGTTTTATTCGACCCAAATGATAATGAAATAATAAACGCAAAAACAGATTTATATAAACAAATAGATGGTCAGTGGATTATTAATAAAGATATTATTCATAGACAAATGAGTAATAATACTATTGTATATGAAGAAAAACCAACAGAGAAACAATTAAATTGGCAAATAGAACAAATGAGATATAATGGCGAGCCAGCATTTCAAAATATGGAAGCTGTTAAAAAAAGAAAACCAGATGCAATGGGCGGTAACCCTAGTATGCCAAAAGATGTTTTAGTACAAACAACTAACGGTATATTTAATATAGATGAATTAGAAGGCAAAAAATTCCAAGTTAAAACATTGGATGGTTCTATTGCAAATGCTGAATGTTGGCTTTCTGGAGGAAATAAAGAAGTTTTTGAAATTGACTTTGGTGGTAATAGAAAAACATATGCAACAGCTAAACATAAATTCCCTGTAATTAATGGGAAAAATATAAACAATATAAAGGTATCCGAACTTAAAAAAGGAGATAAAATACCTTTAAATAGAAATGAAGTACAAGGTTTCAGTGATAAAGAATTTTCATATGAAGATGGTTTATTAGCTGGTATTGTTATTGTCTATGGTAATTTGTACTTTAAAGAAGACTATAAATATAATGTTGGTTCTTTTACTGTTAATAATTTAGATTTTGAGATTAAAGATTTTATAGACAAAAAACATAAAGAAATAACTGGTATTTTACCTAAATGGTATGCTAGAAAATATAATAAAAAATATCTTGAATGTAATTTTAAATCAACATTTGTAGATTACTTAATAAATAAATTAGGCTTATCATATTCAAAAGATGACAAAATCATTCCTAATCATACTTGGACAAGTGGAGATAATTTTGCAATGGGTTTGATAAATGGATTGTTTTCAACAGATGGGAGTGTATATTTAAATAAAAAAGAAGCAAGGGTGCTTTTCACAAGTAACCAATATAAATTAATAAAAGACATACAAAATTTATTGTCATTCTATGGTGTTACATCTGTTTTAAAAAATACTTTTCTAATTGGTAAAGATTATAATAAACTTAATACAACTTATTCATTAGATATTAATGGTAGATTTATACATTTTTTCAATAATATTTTTAAATTATTGGTAAGTAGAAAACAAAATAAAATTGATGAAATAGTTAAAAAATTAAACAAGCCAAATAATTATTTATATGTAAAATCTATATCTAAAAGAAGTAAGGAATCTGTTTGGGATATTTCTGTAAATCATTATCAACACGTTTTTCCATCACAACATGTTTATACTGGTAATTGTATGGAGATAATTTTAAAAAATAATCAAGTTTGTAATTTAACTGAAATAAATGTTATGGGATTTATAGAAAACGGTAAATTAAATAAAAAAGAATTATTAGAAGCTCAAAGATTATCAGCCAAAATTGGTTACAGAATGACGTTAGTTGAATTTGAATTACATCATTGGAATCAATCTAACAAAGATGATAGGTTAATAGGTTGTTCTTTGACAGGTTGGCAAGATGCTATGAATATACTTAAATATTCTAAAAAACAACAAGCTGAACTTTTAAAAGAGTTAAAAGATGTTGCTGTACAATCTGCCGACAAATTAGCAGATGAATTAGGCGAAAATAAACCAGCTTTACATACTACTATAAAACCTAGTGGTACGATTTCTATATTACCAACAGTTTCAAGTGGAATACATTATTCTCATTCACCATATTATATAAGAAGAGTAAGAATAAATTCAGACGACCCTTTAGTAAAAATGTGCGAAGAATTAGGATATTCTATTTATCCAGAAGTAGGACAAGATAAAAAAACTTGCACTACTAAAGTTATAGAATTCCCAATAAAAGCACCAAAGGGCAATACTAAATATGATATATCAGCAATAGAACAATTAGAAATTTATAAAATGTTTATGGAAAATTATGTAGAACATAATGCAAGTATTACTGTACATGTAAGAGATGATGAATGGGAAAATGTAAAAAAATGGATGAACGAAAATTGGGATAGTGTAGTTGCCGTATCTTTCATATCTTTAAATGATTCTTTTTATCAACTCATGCCATACGAGGCTATAAATGAAGATGAATATAACAAAAGAATTAAAAGTATGAAAAAATTTAATCCTTCATTATTGCAAAAATATGAAAAAGCAGAAACAGAATTGGATATAGGTGATGATGGTTGTGAAAACAATGTTTGCCCGATTCGTTAAGGAGGTAATATGAAATTTTATGAATATGCAGAGAGACAAAGAATGTCAATAGAAGATTGGATATTATTAAGACACAAAGTAGGCGAAGATAAAGATTCATTTATAACGGAATCAACAAATCAATGTCCTCCCATAGATTTCTGTAAAAGAACAAAGATGCAATGTTTCTATTGCGAACAATGTAAATTTGATTTTTATGATAGTATAAAACATGATAAGCGTAGTAAATTTTATAAATATAGAAATACAAAGATAGAAGAAAAAGATATAGAATAGGAGAAATATATGAAAGGTAGTTTATTTACATGTGGCGTTACAGATAATTGGGATAGAGTAGACAACGATTACTATGCAACACCACCAAATGAAACCGAGAAATTTTTAAATCAATTTGACATTACTAAGTATAAAAATATATTAGAACCTGCTTGTGGTGAAGGACATATAAGTGAAGTTATAAGAAAATACAATACAAATATAATATCGTACGATTTAGTAGATAGAGATTATCAAGACAAATTAGTTGATTTTTTAAAAGATGATATAGATAAAGATTTTGACTTAGTTATTACAAATCCACCATTTAGTTTAGCACTTGAATTTATACAAAAGGGACTAGAAGTATCCGATACAGTTGTAATGTTGGCTAAGATACAATTATTAGAAGGTCAATCAAGAAGTAAGATATTACAACATATGGGTTTAAAAGAAATATATGGATATGTTAGTAGATGTAACTGTTGGCGAAATGGTTGGAAATTAAATCCAAAGACAGGGAAGGAATGGAGTGGAGCTATGTTTATGGCTTGGTATGTATTTGAAAAAGGATATAAAGGTAAACCAGAATATAATTGGTTATTTTAAGGAGGTAATTATGAAAACAAAAGAAGAAATATCAAAAAAAATTAAATCAACAAAAAGAGCTAGAGAAGCTGTTGGTAGCTGGCAAGGTAATGATATGGAAAGAAATTTCTACACAGGACAATTAAATGCGAGGGACTAGAATGGGTTATAAGGAGAGGATGCAGATGAAAATAAATCTGGATAAATTCAAAGAATTTGCAGAAAAACATAATTTTGAAATTAAAAAGGGTTTTGGAACACTAATAATTGAAGCAAAAACAAATACTAGATGGAGTATCTATGCAGATAAAAAAACATCAAAACTTAGCATTAATTATTATGAATATATAGGTGATGTAGTTGATGGAGAAATCGAAATTGATGAAACGATGCCAGGGGATTTGGAAGAATTTTATAATGATTTAGTGGAAGATAGATTATTAGAAAGAATTTTAGATGGATTTAGTGATTGCGAATAAAAGGTTGATTTTATTGTATATTGTACACTATATATAGTGGTTGAACATTATGACATACACTATATATAGTATGTATTTAATAGGAGCGAATACAAAGGAGGAGTTTAATGAATATATTTGATTACGATAATTTAAGTTACAAAGAACAAAGAATAATTTTAGAATATTCTTTAAAATTAGTAACATTGACGCACGAGTATCCTATAGATTATAATAACTTAGAAATATTTACAAAATGGCATGAAAAATTAGGATTTTTTGGTAAAGATTTAAAAGAATTGTTATATGGTGTATATCCACAATCTGATTTTTTTTCTAATAAACATGAAAGGTTAAGAATTTCTAATAAAGCATTTAATTTTGTTAAATATTGGAATCAAATAGTTAAAAATCAAACAAATTTAAATGGATTTTTAAATAATGAAGATAATAATACACATACTAATGATGTTTTTAATATTAAACTAGATATTAATCAAATAAAAAAAGATGCTGGAAAGATATCTAATAATAAGCTACAAAATCAACAATCAGGTATCGTAAACCTTAATGAAGGTTCTGGAATAAGTATAAAGTTTTTCACAAAAGAAAAAAATAGTAAAGACTAAAATAGTGGTGACGGATTATTTATGAGAGAAAATATAGTAGATTTTAAAATTATAATGATACATTTTAGGGTGCAGGTTTTAAATCAATTTACAGTTTAGAATACAGCAGATGATGAATTCCATAATTTATAAATTGAATCACATTTTATGGCGTATATGTTATTTGGAGGTTTCGGAATTATTTTAAAATTAACCCTTGACAAATTTATGCGTTAGTGGTATAATGTATATAAGAGGTGGTAATAATGGAAAACAAAGAAATACTTAAAAACTTTAAAGAAACGTATCGTCTAAATGATAAGTCCGAGAAAACAATTGAGGCTTACGAGAGGATAGTAAACCAACTAGAAAAAGTTATTAACAAAAATTTCTCAGATTTAAATATGTTAGATGTCAATAAATTTAAATCATACATGAAGGATAAAGATTACAGTTATAACACAATAGCTCAATATTTAATGTGTTTAAGGTCTTTTATAAAATTTATGAAAAAATATAATATAATGGACAATGATTTTTCAAAAGACATTGAGTTGCCTAACAAACCTAGAAATATAGAAGAAAAGAAATATATGAGTGTAGAAGAACAGCTTAAATTTATTAAATTTTTAAATAATTTGACAAAAAATAAAACTAATACAACTCACAAATTAATATTAACACTAATATTAACAACTGGTGCTAGAAAAACAGAAATCTTAAAACTAAAATCAACTGATATAAATTTTGAAAACGATGCTATATTATTAAATGGTAAAGGTAATAAACAAAGATACGTAGCCTTGTACCCACCAATTAAAGATGATTTAAAAGAATATATAGATAAATATTCAACAGAAAATTTTATATTTACATATAGTGGAAAACAAATAAGTGCACCTACTATAAATAAAGCACTAAAAAGATTGTTAAAGAATGCCGAATTGTATAATGGATACACGGTTCATGATTTAAGACATGCTTGTGCATCTGCAATGTATAATAATGGTGCAACATTAGAAGAGATAAAAATGGCTTTGGGTCATGAAAATATAAGCACAACAGAAAAAGTATATGTTCATTTTAATCAGAAAAAACAAATGAGTGGATTTGCCAAAAATCCATTATTTAAATAAAAAGGAGATTGATTATATGGAATTTAGAGAACGATTATTCGAATTAAAAGATATTTTTTGGAAAGATTACAAAGACAATGATGGCAACTTAGATTTAAAAATGTATGAACATGAAACATTAATTAAAGATTTATTAATAAATTATTTTAATAACTTTGCTGATTACAAAATTGCAGAAGCAATAAAAGAATATAATACAAGAAATTGCACAGATATAACGCCCTTTGAAATGCTTGAAGATTTACTTCCTTTGAGAGAAAAAATAAATCAACTACCAAGTAGTTTAATAATAGGGTGTATGCATTATAATAGAAATGGGAAACAAAAATATTCCGAAAATTATATAAAAGATTATAAAACTTATAAAAGTTTAGAGCCTAATTCGTTTGAAGATGAAATAGAGGTTATAAATAATCTATCAAATAAATATACAAATTTTCCATTAGAATTAATTGGTGAATTTTTAGATTATTTAGAAAATTAGACCATCTCATGTGCCTGCAATTCTATATTGTGGGTACGTATTTTTAAAGAAAGGAATAATTACTTGAAAATAGAAAAGTTGAAAATATATGATTTAAAAGAAAGCATTATAGCAAGTGGGTATCCCATGATGACAGATACAAATGAATATGATTTTATAAAGAAATTTAGAACTGCTCGCAAATTAGGGTCTACTCAAAAGGGAGAAGGTCATGACCAATTTCTTACTGGTATAAGAGTTAATTTTGATTTAACCTTTACTAACAAAGAATGGGTAGAATTAGAAAGATATAGATTTGTTGAATTCGTTAGTTCCCAATCTACCATGCATAGAATAGCTAATTTTAATTTAAAAAACCAATATAATGAATATGTAGATTTCAGAATGATTGATATAATGGAAGAACTAAAAAAGCAATATAATATTACTAAGAGCAAAGAAGATTATTTAAAATTACTATATTCTAATCCTTCTGGCTTTGAATTAACTGCAAGATTAACAACCAATTATAGAGCATTAAAAAATGTAATAACCCAAAGATACAATCATAGGTTGCCAAATTGGAGAGACTTTTGTGATTATATGTTGAGCAATCTCCCTTATTTCAAAGAGCTAACAGGGATAGAATTAGAAAGGAAATAATTTATGAATATATTTATAGATTTTGATAATACGATAGTAAATAGCATAGAGGCATTTTGTGGTGTATATAATTTTTTGCATGATGAATATGCTGATTGGCGAGAAGTTAGAAAATGGAATATGACAGATGAATGTCCTCAATCAAATACAGATATGACCGTTAGAATTTTTGAAGATGGTTTATTTTTCCAAAGACTTAAGTTTTATGACAATAGGATTTACGATTTTTTAGAAACATTAAGTAAAACAGACAATCTTCACATAGTTAGCGTGGGAAGTCGAAAAAACCTACTATATAAAAAAAGATGGATTTTAGACCATTTACCCTTTATAAATGAAGAAAATATAGTCCTTTTAAGCCATTTTGATGATAGTAGCAATACTTTGGGTACTATAGACAAAAGCGAAATAAATATGAAGAATGGTATAATCATAGATGACAATCAAGACGCATTATTAAGCTCAAATGCCACGTATAAAGTTCTATATTCTCACAATGGAATAAAAACTGAATGGAATAAAAATATATATTATGAATATCCCATTGCTTCAAGTGTGGATACTTTAGAACAAATAATTTTAGACATAAAAAAAAGCCCTACCGATTAAGGTAGGGTATTTTTTTATGTTTTAATAATTATTCTACAAAACTTTTTTCTAAATTCATTTCCTGTACTACTGCTTCAATTAAAATATTCAAATCTTCCATTGTTATTTTTATTCCCTTATTATTTAAAAAATCTACAACATATTGTTTTTTTATTATCCCCATATCTGGTTCGTTAAATATCTGTTCAGCAGCCCTTACAGCTATTCCAACCCAATAATCAATTTTAATTAATTGGTTTTCATCTGTATTACTTTTAATATAAGGAACTAAAAATCCTGTCAGTACTGCACCTAACAAACCTATTACTGCTAAAATTATTTGAACCATTCCTTCACTCATTATTAACTCCTTTCATTTCTATGTTCATCTTTTATTTCTTCAATATCCTTAGTATTGCTGACAACATCTCCTTGCATGCTAATCATACGTTCAAGAGTAACATTATGCTTATTAATCTTTTTTTCAAGTTGCACTATTCTATATGTTGTTAATCTATTACTTACAATC